CATACCGGGGCCAAGCACAGTGCATCAAGCAAAGTTTTGAGGCACGCCAAACCAAAGAAGAAATAATGGCCAAGCAAGGACCCTGTTGGGACGGCTATGTCATGAGGGGCATGAAGTACAAGGGCGGAAAAAAGGTGCCCAACTGCGTGCCCGCCAATGGCAAACCAAAAAGCAAGAGGAAAAAGTAATGCCCAGAAAAAAACTAACAGTTGCCCAAAAATACAATCAATTAAAAAAACAAACTGAAAGAGCTGGGATGACTGTGAAAGAGAAAGACGGCAAAATTGTCGTTTCTCGTAAAACTAAAAGGAAAAAATAATGGCTAAGACAGCTGCGTGGCAACGCAAAGAAGGAAAGAATCCCAAGGGCGGATTGAACGCCAAGGGGCGTGCATCATACAAGGCCCAGACTGGTGGCACGTTGAAGCCGCCGGTGTCGGCCAAACAGGCGAAGAAATCACCCAAGGCGGCAGCCAGGCGCAAGTCTTTCTGCGCACGCATGGGGGGCATGCCGGGCCCGATGAAGGATTCAAAGGGCAGACCGACACGCAAGGCTTTGGCTTTGAGGAAATGGGACTGCTAAATGGCGCGTGAGTCAAATGCCAACAGGCTCTCCAGCTACAGAAAACACGTAGATTACGCCAAGAAATGGCGTGCCGGCGAGAACTACGACCAAATGTGGCAGAGGCTCATCAACCTGTATCGTGGCCGCCATTATCGTGGCTACACCACGGGCGACAGGCTGTTGGTGAACATATCGTTTTCTACGATAAACACTCTCGCACCCGCGGTGTCGATTGGCCGCCCGAAAATCAACGTCAATCCTCGCAAACCAGAAGATGGCGACAAAGCCATCGTCACAGAATCAATCATCAACTACTGGTGGCAGCATTATGGGTGTCAGAAAGAATTTCAACGAGCCGTTAAAGACTACCTGGTACTTGGGCATGGTTGGATTAAAACTGGGTATCGCTTTATTGAAGAGGCCAGACTTGATACCGTCGAATATTCAGCTGATGAAGCAGCTGACAACAAACCTGCTGACGACGTCGAAGCCGACACAATCATCAGGGAAGACAGGCCGTTCGTAGAGCGCGTCGACCCGTTCGAGATGTTCGTGGACCCCGATGCTTGCACGATGGAAGACGCACGCTGGATGGCCCAGCGCACCCGCCGTCCGTTGAAGGACGCAAAAGTAGACAGACGCTACGATGCCGCCGCAAGAAAAGAACTCAGTCCGTCATCATACCAGAAGTACGCCAACATGGACAAGGGTTACATGACCGACGCCGGCGCCAATCCCGACGAGGCGTACTGCGACATCTACGAATACTACAACATAGAGACCGGCGAGTTGTCGGTGTTCTCCGATTCGGGCGGGGACAAGTTCTTGATTAAGCCGATAAAAATGCCGTATGCCTTCGGTCATCCGTTCTTCATGCTGCGCAACTACGACATACCGGGTTTCTTTTATCCGATGGGTGAGCTGGAGGCAATCGAGCCCCTGCAGTACGAGTTGAACGAGACCCGCACCCAGATGATGCTGCACAGGAAACGTTACAGCCGCAAGTGGTTGTTCCAGGAATCGGCTTTCGATGACGATGGTCGCCAAGCTCTGGCTTCTGACGAAGACAACGTCATAGTGCCGGTCAAGTCAGGAGAGAATCTCAACAATGTCGTCGTTCCGATGCCAGCCCTCATCAACCCACCAGAATTCTACAATCAGTCAACACTCATCCAGAATGACATTGACAGAGTATCAGGCGTTTCTGAATACCAGCGTGGTGCAATCCCCGAGACTACAAGAACTGCTCGTGAGGCCGCCATCATCGCCGAAGCCGGGAATGCCAGGGTGGCAGAAAAGCTCATCACAATCGAAAACGGAATTGCCGCGTGTGCTTCTAATCTTATAATGCTTGCCCAACAGTTCATGACCGGTGAGCAGACGGTAAGAATAGTGGGCACAGAAGCAGCCCCGGTGTGGTTGACTTTTGACAAAGATTATATATCGGGCGAGTTCGACTTCACCGTTGAGGCTGGCTCTACGGCCCCAAGAAACGAGGCTTTCCGCAGGGACATGGCCCTCCAGATGGTTTCGGCCATGCAACCGTTTGCCCAGGCCGGGCTTGTAAACCTGTCAAGATTGGCGGAATACGTGCTGCAGCAGGGCTTTGGTGTCAAAGACCCAGGTTCTTTCTTGCAGCAGCCGCCCCCACCACAACAGCAACCCCCGATGCCAGAGGCCATGCCCCCAGGGCTGGACGCAGCCCCGATGCCTCCAGAGCAGCCAGTTGAATTGCCGCCTGGTTTAATTTCAGGTGGCCCGATTCAAGGTACTGGTGGCCAGATAGGCCAAGGCGCCGTTCCTGGCTCGATTCAAAGTCTTCCCCCCGAGATAATTCAAGCATTGTTGGGCGGGCAGTAAAACAATGTAATAAAAAGTCCCTTATATTAGAGGGCTTTATACCCACGGAATAACCAAAGAAGGATAGGACTCCTATAATGACAGATGAAAATAATAATATTGCTAACCCTGAAAACGTAGTTGACCCCGCCGCAAACGGACAAGTTGACGAAGTGACAGAGGTCACAGCAGAAACTCCAGTACAAGAACCAGAGCTTTTTGACTACACAGAGATTGCCGACAAAGTCGTTAAACTCCAAGTAGACGGTCAAGAAGTCATGGTTCCAGTTAAGGAGGCTTTAGCTGGATACCAGCGCCAGGCGGATTATACCCGCAAAACGCAGGAACTCAGCGAACAAAGAAAGCAAGTACAGTTTGCCGCAACCTTAGCAGAAGCTCTGCAAAGGGACCCGGCAGGCACCTTGCAGGCGCTCACTAAGCATTACGGCCTAGGTGCTCCAATCCAAGACCAACAGGTCGAAGAAGAGTATCTTGACCCGGCTGAAAAGCAATTCCGTAGTCTGGAACAAAGAATCGCGGCTTTCGAACAACAAAAAGCCATGGATGATTTGACCAGGACTATTGATTCTTTGCAAAGCAAGTATGGTGACGACTTCAATGCAGACGAAGTAGTAGCCAAAGCATTGGCCGCCGGTTCTACGGACCTGGAAGCAATCTTCAAACAGATATCCTTTGACAAGGTTTATTCTAAGGCGTCAGAGGCGCAGAAGAAGCTTACAGAAGAACAGGCCAGAGTTGAGGCGAAACGTTCTGCTGCAGTGGTGTCAGGTGGCTCTGCCAACAAGACTTCGGTCGCACCGAAAGCTGTTAAACCAACGTCAGTCTTCGAGGCTTTTGAACAAGCCAAAAAGACACTCAACATCTAACACAACAAGGAGAATAACATGCCCGGTAACGCGGACTTTAATTCACTGTTGTCAACTACGCTGCAAAACTACCAGCCAACATTGGTTGACAACATCTTCAAGGACCTCGTCCTTTTGAACCACCTCAACGAACGCGGCAGAGTCCGTGTCGAAGAGGGCGGCACGCAAATCATCGAACCACTGATGTATGCTGCCAACGACACGGTTGCAACGTACTCTGGTTACGATGCAATCGACCTCACCCCACAAGAGGGCATCTCGGCTGCCGAGTACGACTGGAAGCAGATGGCTGCTTCTATCGCAATCAGCGGTATCGAGGAAGCCAAGAACCGTGGCACCGAGGCAATCATCAAATTGCTGAATGCAAAAATCATGCAGGCTGAAATGTCGCTGAAGACCACGCTCAACGAGCAACTCTTCGGTTCGGCATCGGCTGCAACCGACTTCAATGGTCTGGGCAACGTAATCGGAACCCAGAACAACACGGTCGGTGGCATCAATGCTACCAGCAACACTTGGTGGAACCCCACGCAAGCCACGACCATGGGCGCCACATTGGCGCTTACCACGATGGCCGACGTGTACAACCGTGCTTCAAAGGGAAGCGACGTTCCTGACCTCATCGTCACGAACACGAGCCTCTTCGAGAAGTACGAGTCACTGTTGACCAACAACGTGCGTTACCAAGACGTTGCCAAGGCCAACGCCGGCTTCACCAACCTCATGTTCAAGCAGACACCAATCGTGTTCGACCTTGAACTTGCCGTTGATGCAACCGATGCGCCGATGTACTTCCTCAACACGAAGTACTTGAAGCTCACCGGCTTGAACGGCTACTGGTTCAAGACGACCGAATTCATGAACGGCACCGTTGCTGGCGTTGACGCCCGCTACGCGCTCGTACTTGCTTACGGTCAGCTCACCTGCAGCAACCGTTCACGTCAGGGCTTCCTCACGGCTGACGCCTGATAAAGTTTCGTTGGTGGGGGAAGTTTAAAGGCTGTCATCCTTCGGGCAGCCCTTCCCCCATCAGCGATTCCCCGCAATGAAACAATACCAACATAGTTAGGTATCTATCAAAACAAAGATAAGGAGAAAGAAACAACTATGGCAACAAACAACAAATTCATCGTCGAAAGAACGAACGTTCTGGCAAGCGATGTGACACTGGACACCTCATACACGGTGCTTGACTCAGACGACTTCGGCTTTTACGGCAAGGCTGGCGAAACATACGAGTTCGCTGCCCGCGTCGTATACACAGCCGTAGCCGCAACAGATGGCGCAGCATTCAGCATCAACGCTGGTGCGACACCAACTGACGTGCACTTCATCAGCGAGTACAACACCGATGCAACAACCGTCGTTCGTACGGCTTGCGTCGCTGTCGACACTCCTGACCACGGTTCTGCTTCGGTTGCGCTTGCAACTGGCATGAACTCGGCGTTCGTGTACGGTGTCATCACTCCGTCTGCCGATGGTTTCATTGGTGTTTCCGGCATCGCCGAGAACGCATCAACAATCATCGCACAAGGCGGTTTGTCCACCCTGTCATGGAGACGCATATTCGTAGGCGATAACGAATAATCAATAACACGCGTTCATGCCGCCAGGGGAGAAGGACCTCTGGCGGCATGTTCTACATTTAGCACAAAGAAGGAAACACACATGAGCAAACAAACACAAGGCCAAGGCCAGGGATTGTCGGGCACGCAGCCTTACGGCACCGTTGCCGGGGCAAGACACATCGGCAATGGGCGCGCAGACTACCACGGTCAAGGCGTGGAGCTTGCACCACCGTCGGGCATTCCTTACGGCGGAGTGCACTACGGCAGAGGGCTGTGCCAGGCGATGAACTCAAAAGAAGAAGAATGCAAGGCGCCGAAAGCCAAAGGCACGGATTATTGCATCGGACACCTGCGTTCGATGAACAAGATTGCAGAGAACCAGGACGCCGCTTTAGACCCCAAAGAATAGGAGTTTTAAATGCCAATAAATTTTGCCAACACAAACTTGACCCTTGCGCAGATGCGCACTTTGGTGGGCGAATTGTCGGACCTGGACATTGGTTATGACGAAAACGACGACATTTCCACAGATTTGGTGGACGGTTTCATAAAAGAGGGTTTTCAAAAGATTGTCGCACTCAGCCAAAGATATCCTTATTATCAAGACACCGTTGGTTTCGTGACCGTAGCCGACCAAAGACAATACTCGTCGTCGGCAACCTGGGACATCACCCTGCTTGAATCAATCATTGCCGTAGTCAACAACGGTCCGTCGGCTGGCAGCAACGGCCAGGGCAACGCCTTGGTTTATATCGACCAAGCCAGGGCAGAATCAATTTGGGTGGGCTCACAGGACCAATCGGGGATTCCCGCGTATTTTTCCATATGGGATGGTTACCTGAATCTTTTCCCCAAACCAGACGTTGCTTACACGATTACGGTGCGCGCATTCCGCAAACCGCTTTACAGCTGGTTCAGTGACACCAACACCCCAATAGACATCGATTCAAGAATGCAACTGCCGTTGATAAACTACGTGATGGCCCGCATCTTCCAGTTCCAGGAAGACCCAGAGATGGCAAGAGAGTACATGGCAAGTTTTGAGAAAGCGGTGGCAATCATACAGGGCCAGCTCACCGCACCGTCAAGCAACAGGCAGCTAATCATGTCGGGTGGATTGCAGCTTACGCCGTACGACTGGTGGTGGAGTGACGCACCAAATCTTCGTGTACTACCAGGTAGCCCGTACCCGCTAGGGGTGGCTCTCTAAATGGCGCAGATTCTTTTCAATCAGAAAAGAGATTTTACTGGTGGCATAAACTTTCGTGCCGACCAATTCCAGTTGAGGGACAACGAAACGCCGTTCATTCTCAACATGGACGTGGACCCCCGCGGTGGCGTGTTCACCCGCGCCGCATACAACAAAAAGCACGAGACA